AAGACCCAGGACTCTTTATGCTGTTAAACAAGACTTCTCCACACTTAAGGTTTCCGCTACAAAGGCAGATGCATTATTACCAAATCCAGTAACTCTGAGTCTAAGAAGCTATGGCACGGGAATTCATAAAATATCTTCTAAAAACCCAAATTTAAATTCTTTAATAACAATAAACAATATTATTCAAGATCCAATAATTTCCACGTCCACAACCACATCAACGGCCCAGTCTATTGTTGAAAGCGATCTTTCTGTCACAGTTGAAGACCCCGATGAATTAACCGGAGGAGACCTTATTCAAATCAATAACGAAATTATGAGGGTTCTTTCTGTTGGAATTGGAACCACTAATAATGTTTTTATTGAACGATCTATACTTGGAACAAATGCGGGTATCCATAGTCAAAATTCCTTAGTCACGAAGGTTCGGGGAAATTATAATATCGTAGAAAACTTTATTCATTTTTCTGTTTCTCCTTATGGTAATAGTTTTGATCCTGAAAGTGGTTTAACTAATTCTTCTACTTTCAGTGGAAGGGTGTTTTTAAGATCCGGAAAAGAAGGCACGACTATCGGTCCTTATGACAAAAACTTTATTTTTGATTACATTTCTGAATCATTTACCGGTAAAAATTCTACTTTTACTTTAAAGAACAAAACAAATAATGTCGTAGGTATTTCTACTGATAACGCAATTGTGACCATAAATGATGTTTTCCAGGTCCCATCAAGACTGTCTGGAAATGTAATAAACGGCGCATACACATTAACCGAAAATGTTGGAATAAGCTCTATTGTTTTCACTGGCATTTCTACTTTTCCTGATTACGACGTTAATATCTCAGAATACCCAAGAGGAGGTATCATTCTTTCTGTTGGGGCAACAGAAGGTTTTGGTTATCAACCATTAATTTCTGCTGGAGGAACCGCCATAGTATCAACCGCCGGAACTATTCAATCAATATCAATTGGCTATAGCGGTTCTGGTTATAGGTCAGGAATTCAGACCGTCAATGTTGGTGTTGGTTATAGTGATGTTATTGGTTTTGACCTAGAGCAAATAGGAACAGCATCAATATCAAATGGTATTATTGTTGGGGTTAGCATAACAAATCCTGGTTCTGGATATACAAATACAAATCCACCAAATGTTTACTTTGATGCACCCCTTTCTTATGACAACCTTCCTCTGATCTATTCTGGTGGTTCTTCTGGCGTGGGCACCGGGGCAAAAATTAGTGTTGTAGTGGGCCAGGGATCTAGCGTGATAAATTTTGAACTCACAAATCTAGGTTTTGGTTATGAAGAAGGGGAGGTGTTAACCGTACCTATTGGAGGAACTACTGGTATTCCTACAACATCTGATTTTAGGCAATTTCAAATACAAGTAGGTTCTGTTTTTGATGATGATTCAAGTGTCAGAACAATAGGTCAACTTGTCATTTTAGATCCAATTGATTCATTATTTGATGGTAAAAGAAAATCATTTCCATTAAAATTAAATGGAGAACAAACAGCCATTTTGAGTAGAGTTGGTTCGGATCTTAATGTGGAAAATAATTTACTGATTTTTATTGACACTGTTCTGCAGGTTCCAGCCGAGGCTTATAGTTTTAGAGGCGGAAGCATTATAACATTCAAGGAGGCTCCTGTGGCTGGATCAAAATCAACCATTCTTTTCTATTCTGGAACCGAGGGAGTTGATACAAAATTAACCAATGTTCTAAAAACGGTTAAAATTGGGGATTATTTACAGATTTTTGATAACACAGATAGAATTGATGATCAAAATCCAAGATCAGTATCTGATATTTTGTCTGTAGACATCGTAAAAACAAATCTATATGATAAACAAGGTATTTCTGATCAAGACGAAATAAGACCCGTAAAATGGTGTCCTCAAAATGTTGACAGATTTATTACTGGATCTGGATCGACAACTAGTACAATTGTATCAAAAGACAGAGAAATTTATGAATCGGTAATTAGACCATCAACATTTGTTATTTCTGGAATTGGCAGTACGTCTAGTGAGATATTTGTAGATAATGTAAAAACATTTTTTGATAATGTCAATGAATCTCTTGTTGTTAATAACATCAGCATAATCTCACAAATACCCCAATCACAAGCAAATCTGATTGCAAATGTATCATTGGCCGGAACAATACAATCTGTTCAAATCGAGTCTGTCGGTCAAGGGTATCTTGTCCCACCAAAAATAGGCATCTCAAATCCGGTTGGTCTAGGGACAACTGCAGTATTAACTTGTGCCTTAAATTCTTCTGGTGGAATTTCTACTGTGACTATTGTTAATGCCGGAATCGGTTACACAGGGCCACAACCTTTAGTAATTGTAGAAGAACCAAGGCAAATTATAGAAACCGCTTCTGATGTATCTTATGAAGGAGATTTTGGAATTATTGTAGGGGTGGGAACAACAACAGTAGGGGCATATTTTGACCTCTTTATTGAAGAGGATTCTTATTTAAGAGACCCTTCAATCAATTCAGTCGGTGCTGCAATAACCGGTCCTAGTGGAATCTCTACTAATTATTATTTCTACGTTTCAAACAGTAATGTTGGAAATGGTCTGACTTCTTTGAACATTTTGGATCAACCAATTGGAATTGGAACAACATTTATTGACAATGTTTATCAGGTGAATTCATGGAATATTATTCAAAGAAATATAGTCGGGGTCGGAACAACTTTCGTTAAGAGAGTTAATGTCAAGGTGGGAGATAATTCTTCTCTTGTAGGACTTTCGGCCACTGCATATTATGGTGATTATAGTTGGGGTAGAATTTATAATGTGATTAAAACGGGAATTTCTACCTTCCAGGCATATTCTCCTGGAATCACCACATCCACTATAATTCAAAGAAGTGTCCCTCTAAAATTTGTAAATTATCTAAACTAAATACTATTAAAAATACAAATGGCCGCAATCATAACCGATAATTTAAGAATATCTAGGGCAAGACAGTTTGTTTCTGCTGCGTCTTCTTCAAATTATTATAGCTTTATTGGTTTACCAAACTCCAATGAATATTCATCAGATTGGAATGTTTCCCCAATAGCCCCAAAAGATAGTTTTGATGAAGAATCCTCTTATTGGGACACGATGATTGCCCTTAAAAAGATTCATACGAATGACATAAGACAGGCCATAAGAAAAATAAAATGGGAGAGCGGCATAATTTATGATATGTACCGTCATGATATTACCCGAGATAATATTTCTAGACCATCAAGAGCAACTAGCCTATATTCTTCAAATTATTACGTTGTCAATAGCAATTATCAGGTTTATATCTGCCTTTATAATGGTGTTTCTCCTGAAAACCAAGAGGGTAGACCATCTCAGTTTGAGCCAACTTTTACTGATCTAGAGCCAAGAACCGCCGGAAACGGTTCTGATGGGTATATCTGGAAGTATCTTTATACCTTAAATGCTACCGAAATTATTAAATTTGACAGTACTAATTTTATCCCGGTTCCCCTAAATTGGGGCCAGGATCAACAAACATCCCTGATTAAAAACAATGCCCAGAATAATGGCCAAATAAAAACCTGCACTATAAAAAATCGAGGAAATTATGAAAACGTTTCTACTGTAAGAAACCGTACTTTTAGAAACATCCCCATTAAAGGAGACGGAACCGGGGCCACGGTATCTATCTCATTCAATAATAACTTTCAAGTAGAGAGTATTTTTGTTACTAATGGTGGTAGTAATTATACCTATGGTCGAATTGATTTAAGGGCGGGTGGTATTCTAGCAGCCGAGGTAGAGCCAGTATTTGATGTGATAATCCCACCCAAAGGAGGTCATGGATTTGATATTTACAATGAATTGGGTGCATTTTATGTCTCGGCCTATGCTAGAATAGAAAATGATCTAGAAAATCCTGACTTTATAACCGGCAATGAAATTGCAAGAATCGGTATTGTTGAGAACCCAGAAAAGTTTAATTCAACCGATCTTTTAACCGTAGACAAGGCAAGTGCCCTTTCGGCCATAAAATTAGTCGGTATAACAAATCAAAATGATTATAACTCGGCCTCTTTCTCACCAGATTCTTTTATAACCCAGACAGTAGGTGCTGGTGTGACCGCTGTTGGTAGAGTAATTTCTTATGATAAAAATACTGGAGTATTAAAGTATTGGCAAGATAGAACCTTAGTAGGGTTTGCCACAACTGGTGCCCAAAATTCGCCTACTTATGGATTTAATCTTGAGAAATTCACCTCGTCACCTGAAACTGGTGGAAGCCTTACTATTTCTGGTGGTAGTATCAATTTAAACATTGATGTTTCTTTTGGTTCTACTGAATCACCAGGTATAACTACAGTGATAAATAATAGGACGTATAAGTTAGGTCAACCATTTGTCAATGGGGTTTCTAATCCAGAAGTAAAGAAATATTCTGGAAACGTCATTTATGTTGATAACAGACCGGCCATTACAAGATCACAAAATCAAAAAGAAGACATTAAAGTAATTCTACAGTTCTAATTATTATGCCACAAGAAACTAATTTAAATGTATTTCCTTATTTTGATGATTTTAGTAGTGACAAGAATTACTATAAGGTCTTATTTAAACCCGAATATCCTGTTCAGGCAAGAGAATTAAATAATCTCCAGTCTATTTTACAAAATCAAGTTGAGCAGTTTGGTAATCATATTTTTAAAGAAGGTTCCGTTGTAATTCCTGGGCAACTATCTATTGACAATCCTTTTTATGCTGTAGAAATTGAGCCAGAATTCAATAACATCCCGATCTCGGCATATTTTAACCAGATTTTAGGGAAAACTATACGTGGTCTAATTAGTGGAGTAAGCGCAACAGTTGTTTATGTCTTAGACAAACAATTTTCAGAAAGAAATAATTATACTTTATACATACAATACCTAGAAAGTGGCGGTCAAGATTTTTCCAATAAGGTATTCTTTGATGGAGAAACCATCCTAACAGAATCAGTAATCACTTATTCTGGAATAACCATTCAGGCTGGTCAAAGTATTTGTAATACGATTGCCGAGAATGCAACCTCAAGTGGTTCTTCTGTTAACATTGCTCCTGGCATTTATTTTGTTCGTGGCACCTTTGCAAGAATAAATCAACAAAGAATTCTTCTTGATCAATACGGCACCTCACCTAGCTATAAGGTAGGTTTTAATGTAATTGAAAGAATCGTCTCGGCAGTAGAAGACGAGACCCTTTTTGATAACTCCCAAGGATTTTCAAACTATGCGGCCCCTGGTGCCGATAGATTTCAGATTGAATTAGAATTAACGAAATATGGTCTAGACGAAACCCCGGATAATTTTGTAGAGATACTAAGAATTGTTAATGGCACCACACAATTTCTTCAAAAAGATCCTCAGTATAGCCTAATACGAGATGAATTAGCCCGAAGAACCGCCGAAACAAATGGTGATTATTATGTAAAGCCATTTACTCTTTTTGTTCGAGATTGTCTAAATGATAGGGTATTAAATAATGGTATATACTTTGAGGATCAAAAAACCGTAAACGGCAATACACCAACCGAAGAAACAATGGTGTATGAAATTGGCCCTGGTAAGGCGTATGTTAATGGATACGACGTTGAAATTATTTCTCCTAGGTTACTAGAAGTTCCAAAAACAAGATCTACCAAAACAATTGAAGATCAATCGATTCCATATAATGCTGGTAAGTTAATTCAACTTAACAATGTAAGCGGAGCCCCTTATATTGGTCTCGGGACTGATGCAACAATCAGCCTGATGGATTCCAGAATTGGAATCAATTCAACCGTTGCTGCCGGAACAACTATTGGTGTTGCTAGGGTTTATGATTACGTTCCAGAATCTTCTTATGTTGATGACACCAGCATTCTAGATCTAAGACTATTCGATATTCAGACTTTTTCTAAAATAACCCTTACTACCGAAATCACCCAGGCAATCCCCGCTCTTATTAAGGGCCAAAGAAGCAATGCTTCTGGATATCTATATCAGTCGGTTTCTAATAGTAAAGACCTTATTCTTTATCAGGTATCCGGGGAATTTTCCCAAAATGAGCCGATATCAATTAATGGAATCTCCAATGGCAGGCTTATTGCAAGTGTTACCGATTATTCTGCGGCTGACGTAAAATCAATTTATTCTGCAACATTCAATGCCGATGTAGTTTTAAACAATAAAATTCTAATCGCCCCATCCGGCAGCCAATTCAATATCACTTCTGGATCTGGTGGAATCAGCACCGTAACTTCTATTTCGGACAATAACTTTATAGGAAAAATACAACCAAACGACATCGTATCTTATTCTAATCCGGCTGCCCAAAACATAATTTATAATAAGGTAGGAACCGTTGCGTCTGGTGGCACCAGTTTTACTCTCTCTGGAATAACCACTGTAAGCGAAATTTGTGATGGTAGACTACCCATTTCTAATTTAACCGTAACAAATTTAGTAAAAGTTTCTGGAGACATTTTCTCAAGGGATTCATCTCTTCTCACTAGATTAAATAGGTCAAACGTATCATCTATAAGTCTAGATAGTACCGAAATAAAGCAAAGAAGAATTTTTACAAACCAAACAATTGCCAGTGGATCTATTTCAGTATCCCTTTCAGATGATGACGTATTTTTCGATAATTTTGATGAAGACAAATACCTAATTTCTTATTCTAGTGGAATTATTGAGCCATTAAGAAGAGATAAATTCCAGTTTGTCGGTAGCACTGGTAAACAGATAAAATTTAATGGACTCTCTCAGCCAGATGGAACAACTGCGACTGTTATAACAACAGTAAAAAATATAAGACCAAATTCTAAGACTAAAATCTTAAATAAGGCAACCAAACTTACCATTGTAAATTCAAAATTTACCGCATCTGGTGTTGGGACAACCACCCTAAATGATGGACTGACCTTTAGTAATGTTTATGGCACCAGAGTACAAGACGAAGAAATCAGTCTAAACGTACCAGATGTTTTAAGGGTCATTGCGGTTTACGAATCATCGTCAACTTCCGATCCAAGTCTTCCTGTAATCCAGTTCTCATCTTTCAGCGGCCCGACTAATAGTAATCAGGATCTTTTTGTTGGAGAACAAATTGTTGGTAAAACTTCTGGAGCAGTTGGCCTAATTGTTAATAGAATTGATTCCGACAAGGTTGAATATGTTTACCTTAATACCTCAACTTTCTCTGAAAATGAGGTCATTAAATCAAAAGAATCCAATATAGAGGCCAATATTATTGGTGTAACATTTGGTGATGCCAATGTGACCCAAAACTTTATTTTTGATGATGGTCAAAGAGATTCCATTCTAGATTATTCTAGGATTATCCGCAAGAAAAATGTTTCGGAACCAACCAGAAAACTAACTGTTGTATTCCAAAATTATGTTATAAATTCAAACGATGATGGAGAATTTGTATCGGTAAATAGCTATAGATCCGAAGATTATAAGCACAATATTCCTTATTTCGATAAAGAAAGACTTTCTGATTATATTGATCTAAGACCAAGAGTTGCTCCTTATACATTAACAACTAGGTCTCCGTTTGAATTTAATTCAAGGAACTTCTCTGGTGATGGTCAATATTCAAATTACGTTATGGTCCCCGATGAAAATCTTTTATTAACCTATTCTTATTATGTGCCTAGAACTGACGTAGTATTCCTAGATCAAGATGGTAAATTTGAGGTGGTTCAGGGAACTCCAGATGATGTCCCACAACTTCCAGAATTTAAATCCAACTCTTTTGATATCGCCGTTGTAAATATTCCACCTTATGTTTATGATGTAAAAAACATTGTAGTTAATATGTCTCAACATAAGAGATATCGAATGGAAGATATTTCTTTATTAGAAGATAGAGTTAACCGAGTCGAAGAATTTACAGTTCTATCAAGCCTAGAAAGTAAGACTGAAAACTTTAATATAACAGACGCCGAAACTGGTCTGAATAGATTTAAATCTGGTTTCTTTGTTGATGACTTTAAGAGCCATGCATATCATGATCTACAAAATTTCAACTTCAAGGCATCTATTGATAAACAGAAAAAGATTCTAAGGCCTCTTCATTATACGACTTCGGTTGATCTTCAACTTGGATCCGAGGCCATTGCAAACTTTACTGGTAGCTTTTCACCTAATGCGGACCAGAGTTTTGTAACCGATCTTGGTTCAAATGGCGTCAAAAAGACTGGTGATCTAGTAACACTTAATTATAATGAGGTTGTTTATGATCAACAATTACTAGCAACCAAAACAGAAAGTGTTACTGCATTCCTTGTTAGGTATTGGTCTGGACTTCTTAATTTAAATCCACCACTGGATACCTGGGTTGATGAAAGGGCCATAACAACAAATAGTTTCAATGAAGTTAGAACAACCGAGGATTCCCTTCCCGATGTCAATATCCTAATTGACAATACCGTAGCAGAAAATCAGGCCGTATTTAGAGATCCACCTAATGCTCAAAGTGGTATTCAACCATTTGATTGGCTAGAAAATGCAAGAAGAAGAATCGCGGCTGGCGGGGAAATAAGTCTTGGCGGACAATCTACCCAGAGCCGTAGGGCTCTTGTTATAGGCAGAAGTAGCCGAGGAAATAGAAGAACCCTAGAAATTGTTAATGGCAATACAATTAGAATTGATGGTATAATCTGGACAACTGGGGATCTTTCTCTCCTAAGTCAATACGTGCCGACCGATGTTGCCCAGCAATTTTTAACCAGAATGCGGGCCACGGCCACAACTGGTCAGGCTGGGTTCTTAGAATTTACTCCAAATAACGCGACCTCCACAACAAGTACTCAAACAACAACAAATACTGTAACCACAATAACGCCCGAAACAATTGTTGAAACTGTTAGCAATTCCTCTTCCTTATCAAATTACACTGAACCGGTAAGATACCTAAGAAGCCGGAATATTGAATTTGATGCTATTGGTCTAAAACCAAGAACCAGATTCTATTCGTTTTTCCAGGGCGTTAAAACAAATGACTACGTTATCCCTAAACTACTTGAAGTAGAAATGGTATCTGGAAGTTTTTCTGTTGGGGAAAGGGTAATTTCCGATCCAACTTTTGTTGATAAAAAAGTAGCATTTAGACTATGTACTCCAAATCATAAAATAGGACCACATAATAATCCAAGTGATACTTTTGAATTTAATCCTTATACCCAGACTTCTTTTGAGACAAATTATTCACAGAGTTCTACTGTTTTAAATGTTGACACTAGATCACTAGAACTTCAGACCGAAACCGATTTTTATGGTCAGGTTTCTCCCAATATGCGTCTTATTGGCACTTCTTCAGGAGCCGTTGCCAGGGTCACAAGAATTAATTTGCTGTCTGATAATAGCGGGCGCCTAATTGGATCTCTTTATATTCCTGATCCTAATGTAATTGGAAATCCCAAGTGGATAAATGGTGAAAATACCTTTACACTAATTGACACTTCTGACCTAGACCAACTTAAATTGGTAGAGTTTTCACCTGACTCTAGAATCAATGAAAGTAGTGCCGAAACCGAGTTTACTTCAAGTGGCATAACGAATATTACAGAAAATAATATTCTAACAACCAGAAATATTAGAATCATTCCACCGAGAAATATTAATACTACTACTATCAATAATGTAACAACCAATACATCTAGTAGTAGTCAACAGATAAGTCCTGGTGTAGTTAATATTCAACAACCATATGATCCACTAGCCCAGTCTTTTTATGTTTTTGAAGACACTGGAGTGTTCTTGACTTCTGTTGAGGTTTTCTTTGAGACAAAGGATTCCAATAATCTCCCAGTTACACTTCAAATTAGGCCACTACTTGCCGGGGTTCCAAGTAATGTTGTTGTTCCGTTCTCTGAAGTAACCCTTACTCCAGATAAAGTAAATCTTTCGGTTGATGGTTCGGTTTCTACTAAGTTTATTTTTAGTTCCCCCGTTTTCCTCCAGGGTCCAAAGCAACAAACCGTCAGACAATCTCCTATTGCCAGCATTACCCAGGCCGAGTATGCGATAGTTCTTCTTTCAAATAGTCCTAATTATCGTGTCTTTATAACCCAGCTGGGTCAAAATGATATTGCTACTGGAGTTAAGGTCTCTAGCCAACCAACCCTAGGGAGCATGTTTAAATCCCAAAATGGTAGTGTTTGGACGCCTTCTCAACTAGAGGACTTAAAATATAAAATTAACCGGGCAGATTTCGTTAATGAAGGAATTGTTAGACTCTTCAATCCAAAGTTGGATATTGGAAACAAAAAGGTTTCTGTTACTGGGCCAAATCAATTTGAATTCTTATCAAAGAAAATAATTGTTGGTCTTGGTTCAACTGGTTATTCTCCAAATGTTACTCCTGGTGTAACTATCCGACAAGGCTCGGCAAGTGCAGTATTAACCGGAATTGCCGGAAGTGTTGCTGGGGCCGGTGTAACAATTAGTAATGTAGGTTTTGGGTATACCAATGGAACATTTACTGGGGTTAATCTAGAAACCGAAACAGGATTTGGTATAGGAGCTATTGCTACTATTGTTGTATCAAACAACCTAATAAATTCAGTAAGTATTACAAATGGTGGTTCTGGTTATCTGGTAGGCGATTCTCTTGTCGTCCCGCCTATCGGGCAAGGAGTCGGATTTGGCGGTAAACTGACCGTAACCAATATTGGTTCTCTCAATTCATTTGTTCTAGACGAGGTTCAAGGAACCTTCTCGGTTGGTATAACAACCGTAAACTTTGTAAACTCTTCTGGGGTATCTACAACAGTTGGATCTGGAGTAACAATTTCCTCAATAACTGAGGATCAGTATTATGACGGCCTTCACATGAAGGTTTATCAGCAAAATCATTGTATGCATTCCTCTGAAAATTATGTAACCATTAGTAAGTTTAGGCCAGGAAATAATGATTTAAATACAAGACTATCTTCGGCGGTTTCTTCTACTCAAACAACTCCAATTTCTGTTGTTTCTACTTCTGGTTTTAACACTTTTGAAGGATTAACTGTAAGTGGATCAAATCCTGGATACTTAATAATCGGTGAGGAAATTGTTTCTTATACTGGTATTTCTGGTAATACGTTTACTGGAATAACCAGAGGTATTGACGGGACCCTTCCTATTTTATATCAAAACAATACTAGGGTTTATAAGTACGAATTCAATGGAATTTCTCTAAGGAGAATCAATAAGACTCATAATTTTGCTGAAGTTGATCCTACAAATACTGGTCGATTCCCAATTGATCTTAATAATTATTTTATAAAAATTGATACTTCCGATACTGATTTCCTGAACAATGTTATTGGGACAAATAGAGAAAATAATCTTTATTTTAGAAAGCATTTCCAAGGAGGCATTTCTGGAACAATTGTTTCTAATAATATTCAATATGAATCAATTTCTCTTGATGTTGCCAATCTTATTCCAGCAAAAACCAATATTTCTACTAAAATTAGAACCTTTACTGGAACAAGTGTTGGTGGTAATGAAAAATCATTCGTTGATAGAGGATTTGAAAATATCACGTTAGATACTCAGACCTATTTTAATGAGCCAAAACTAATTTGCTCTAGGGTTAATGAAGAGAGGTTTATGACTTCCTCTCCTGGTAATAAGTCTTTGACCTTTGAAATGCTTATGACCACGACTGACTCAAGAGTATCTCCGGTTATCGATACTGTCAATGCCGCAGTGACTTTATACTCTAACCTAATTAATAATCCAAATGGAATTGGTGAAGACTCTGATTATAGCCTTGACTCTAATGTAAGAAGTCTCAATAACGACAATCATAATCTTGTATATCTATCAAAACCAGTAAGACTAAAAATCCCTGCAAATGCTATTAAGGTTATCCTTAGCGCAAGCCGAAATGATCTAAATGACATCAGGGTTCTTTATCAAATCTTTAGAGATGATGAATCCAATACTGAGCCTTCATTTAACCTATTCCCTGGTTATTCTAATTATCGGGTAGATGGTTCAGGAATTAAGAGAGTTATTGATCCTTCTAAGAATAATGGATCTGCAGATTCTTTTGTTCAAGAAACATCAGACCGGGCCTTTAAGGACTATGAGTATTCAATTGATGATCTTCCCGATTTTAGTGCATTTGCAATAAAAATTGTGGGTGCAAGTAGTAATCAGGCAACCCCTCCTCTAATTAGAGAATTAAGGGCCATTGCAACAGTCAAACCTAGGATTTAAATATGACTTATTTAAAAGTAAAAGATAATGATCATCTTTTGAGAGACATTAATTCAAATGGAATAATCAATACTGATGAAACAGAGTATAAAAATTATGTAAATAGTTACATAAGAAAAATAAATTCAAAGGCAAAATTAGAAGAACTTCAACAAGAAGTTGATGAAATTAAAACCGATGTTAAAGAAATAAAAGAACTTATTTTAAAGTTGTTAAATAGTTAAAAACAATGGCAAAACCCTCCTCAAGGCAAGAACTAGTCGATTATTGTAAAAGAAAACTCGGAGCCCCGGTTTTAGAAATTAACGTGGCTGATGAACAAATAGATGATCTGGTTGATGATGCTATTCAACTTTTTCAAGAAAGGCATTTTGATGGTGTGGCCCAGACATTTTTAAAATACGAGATAACCCAAGAAGATATTGACCGGGCCAGAGGCAAAACCGGAGAAGGAGTTTCTTCAAAAGTCGGTATTGCCAAAACTTATACATATCGAGAAAATTCTAATTACATCGAAATCCCGGATCACGTAATCGGTATTAATAAAATCTTCAAACTATTTGGTGGAAATAGTCTTGGTTATGGTATGTTTAACTTCAAGTATCAATTACTACTTAATGATCTTTATTATTGGGGCTCCACAGACATCCTGACCTATTTTTCAGTCAAAAGATATCTTGAGGATCTTGACTGGATTTTGAGTCCAGATATTATGGTAAGGTTTAATAAAAGAGACACTAAACTTTATATTGATATTGATTGGAAAACAGTTTCTCCCGGTAACATTCTTCTTATTGATTGTTATAGGGCTCTTGATCCATCAGATTCAACAAAAGTCTGGAACGATAGTTTTCTTAAACAGTATCTAACGGCACTTATCAAAAGGCAGTGGGGTCAGAATCTTATTAAGTTTAGAGGAGTAAAACTTCCTGGTGGGGTTGAGTTAAATGGTCGGGAAATGTATGATGATGCCCAAAAGGAAATTGATATGATTATGGAGCGTATGAGTTCATCATACGAGATGCCAAGCTTCGATCTTATAGGATAATTTATGTTAAATCCGTTCTTTCTCCAGGGTTCAAAAACTGAACAGGGTCTCATAAACGACCTAGTAAAAGAGGCCATACAGATCCATGGTGTAGATGTTTATTATCTTCCTAGAGAGTATGTCACAAAAAGAACGGTCATAAGAGAAGTAATAGAATCTAAATTTAGTAATGCCTTTCCTTTAGAGGCCTATATTGACACTTATGAGGGTTATGAAGGTGCCGGTGTTCTTTTAAGTAAGTTTGGTATTCAACCAAGCACTGATATTACTCTTATTATATCAAAAGAAAGATATGAAACCTATATTACTCCATTAATTAAAAATATTCCGAACATAAAACTACCAGACAGACCAAAAGAAGGTGATCTAATTTGGTTTCCTTTAGGTGACAGATTGTTTGAAATAAAATTTATTGAACATGAAATCCCCTTTTATCAACTACAAAAAACTTATGTTTATAATTTAAAATGTGAACTCTTTAGGTATCAAGACGAAACAATTGCGACTGGTATTGATTTCATTGATGACAATACAATAAACGAAGGGTATACTGAAATTTACAATATGTTGGGTATTGGTGCAACCGCATCTGCCACGGCCACTATTGTTAATGGTGGTGTCAGATTTGTTACTGTAACCAATAGGGGCGATGGGTATAAAATTCCTCCTCAGGTTTCATTTTCGGCGGCTCCTCCTCCTGGAGAAACTGCTGCTGGTATTGCATCAATGATTTCTGGTATTGTTGATCTTTGTGAACCAGACGCAACTCTTCTCAGGGTCCAATCTGTTCAACTAACAAATACTGGTTTTGGATATACTGTTGCTCCATCGGTTTCATTCAGTGGCGGTGGTGGAGGCGGCGCCCAGGCATTTGCAACAATTGGTGACGGTATTGTTGGTATTGTGAGCGTCACAAATGGCGGATCTGGGTTCCTAACGCCTCCAAATATTACTTTTGTCGGAGCCGCAACAAGTTCTGCTATCGCGGTTGCTGTTCTTAACAATGGTTCTATTTCACAAATTAATATGATTGATGCTGGTTTGGGTTATACAACTGCACCATCAATTGTTATTGATACTCCTTATAGCGCCGGTTTTGGTACTTATATTTTTAATGAAGAAGTTGTCGGTAGTGCATCTAGCATGACGGCCAGGGTTAAAGATTGGAATGCCCAGACTTTAAGGCTCCAATTATCCAATACATCTGGACCATTTACTGTGGGTGAATTAATCGTTGGCCAGGAATCTGGGGCCAGTTATCAGATTATTAGCGGCAATCAGTTAATAACTATAGACGAAAAAATTGAAGACGGAATAGCGTTTGATGGGTTTACCCAAAACGACGATATCCAAATAGCCGCCAATGAAATACTTGACTTTAGCGAAAGAAATCCATTCGGGGTGCCATAATGTTTGAACATTTTTATTACGAGGCCATAAGAAAAACGGTTATTGCCTTTGGCACATTGTTTAATAATATTTACATCAAACATAAAAATGATGAAGGAAGGGTTGTATCAACCCAAAAAGTTTCCTTTGCTTATGGTCCAACTCAAAAATTCTTGGCCAGACTAGAACAATCACCGGATCTAAACAAACCTATTCAAATTACAACTCCTAGAATGTCTATGGAGATTATAGGTCTTTCTTATGATTCTCAGAGAAAGGGTGGTACAATGAGAGCCTTTACAGCAACAGATGATAATAATAAACCAAGAAGATCTTATTTACCTGTACCATACAACATCAATTTTGAACTAAGTATTTTTACTAAGTTAGAGGATGATATGTTCCAGATTGTGGAACAAATTCTTCCTTATTTTCAGCCACATTATACTATAACCATAACTCTTATTGAAGAAATTAATGAAAAAAGAGACATAAAATTTACCCTGGATAATATTTCATTAAGCGATAATTATGATGTAAATTTTGAACAGAGAAGAGCCCTGATTTGGACATTGAAGTTCACTGCAAAAACTTATATGTTCTTGCCAATTTCCGGGACTTCTATTGAAAATAATATTATCAATAAGGTAACTCTTGGTTTTGCTGCAGGAGAAAACTCAAATACCATAAACAACGATATTGACATCACAGTTACTCCAAAAGCGGCCAAAAATTATACTGGTACTATTGTGACAACTGTTAAACAAGACACCGCTTCCGGCGACAAGTTAATTTATGTTGATGACGTCTCTAATTTGACTCCCCAAAGCATAATTCAAATTAATAATGAGACTCTTTATATTGAGACCGTAAATGCTGATTCAATCAATGTAATTAGAGGGATTTATGAGACCCAGGCCCAGTTGCATGTTTCGGGGTCTGATGTATTAAATATAACTACAGTAGATAATAATTTAATTCCACCAAATGATTTATTTGGTTTCATAAGCACATTTACATAATACCATGACTAAGAAATTTAAAGAATTGAATGATGCCTTTGATATTGAGGTTCAAAGTGAAGTCATTTCTACTGCCATAGAACCTATAAAAGAAGAAAGAGTTCAAAAAACAGATATCAAACAAGATTATGAGTATTCAAGAGCAACCTTAACTTCTCTGGTTGATAAGGGTCAAGAAGCAATTGACAGTATTTTAGAATTGGCCAGGGAAACTGATTCTCCTAGGGCCTATGAGGTTGTGGGTCAACTTATTAAGACAGTGACTGATTCTGCAGAAAAGTTAATGGATATTCAAAAGAAACTTAAGGACCTAGAACAAGAAAAAACCGCAAGTACCGTTACAAATAATGCCCTGTTTGTTGGGACCACTAATGAGGTCTTGACCTTATTGAAAAATGAATTGAAATTAAAACCCAATAAATCTCTAAATAATAAGAATAAAGAAGATTAAAAATGGCAAGGCTTTCAGAAGACCATAAAGAAATTCAGTCTGGTAAAAAATTAGATGACGAAGGATATAGTGCGAAAATTGAAATGCAAAAAATTGTCCAGTCTATCAATAAACTAAAAAAGGTTATTAAGACCTCTGATCAACAAATCCCGGCCTGGGTTCAATCGAAAATTACAAAGGCGAGTGATTATCTAGATATTGCGGCTGATTATCTTGCGTCTGATGTTGAGATAGACGAAAGCACTTCATTCACTATTAACCCAAAATCACATACTCAGGCTCAAAAAAGAGAAAAAACTACACAAAAAATACAACAAAAAGCAACCAATAATCCGAGCCCAGAAGAAGAAAAAGTAGCAAAAACAATGCTTTCAAAAAGAGGTCCTCAACTTCCAGAAGAAACCTCTCTGGTTGATAAAATCCTGGCTGAAATGATGGGCGATAAGCCGGGATGTGACACAAAAAAGCCAAAAAAGCTAAATGCAATTGCAAAAAAACATAAAGTCTCCATTGAATCACTTGAAAAGCAATTGCAAAAGGGTATTAAAATTGAAATGGAACACACCAGCGATATCGGAGAGGCCGAAACTATTGCACTTCACCATCTAGACGAAATTCCTGATTATTATTCTAGGCTCCATAAGATGGAAAAGGGTGCCGAGCTGAATGAAGACCTTAGAGATTGGCTTAAAGATGGAGTTGGTGGCGGTGGTTGGGACAGGTATAACAGTGAAGGAGAAAGAGTTGGTAAATGCGGTGATGCAAAAGAAGGTGATCCATACTCGGCGTGTCTATCAAAAGAAAAGGCAAATAAATTAGGAAAAGAAGGAATTGCAAGTTTTGTAAAAAGAAAAAGAGACGCCCAGGATAAGGCTGGTTATGATGAAAAAGGCGAAGGCCCTAAAGGAAGAAAACCTGTATTTGTAAAAACTAAAATAGACGAGGATCTTGAATTTTTAGAAGAAAAAAATGAGCCAACCAATCCTGAACTTTGGTCTAAGGCAAAGTCATTAGCAAAACAAAAATTTGATGTTTATCCAAGTGCCTATGCAAATTTATGGGCATCTAAGTGGTATAAAAAAAGAGGCGGTTCCTGGAAGAGTCTTGATGAGGCAACAACTCGCCTTCCAATGCAAACTGGTCAGCTTCTTAGGGTTCTTATCAATTGGAGGGGTAAGCACCTTTCGGTTCAGATGTTCTTCCCTCAATTAGGAACTCCTAGAAGAGACGAGATTACTTATGCGGTAAATAAGGTTTATCCAGAGGCCAGAGTAATTAGTTACGTACCTTGTGAAATGGATTCAAGCACTCCTATTGTTCAGGTGAGAGAGGATTGGCAAAAAGTTAATAAAAAAGACAAAACTGATGGGATGAGTCAAAAGGCGGTAGATGTTTATAGAAGAGAAAATCCAGGTTCAAAATTAAAAACGGCAGTAACAGAAAAAAATCCATCAGGGAAAAGAAAACAAAGAAGAATTAATTATTGTACAAGATCAAAGGGTCAACAAGAAATGCATAATATTGATTGCTCTAAGACCCCAGATAAACCAATTTGTAAAGCAAGGCGTCGTTGGAAGTGTTGAGATTTAAATAGTTATTATGTCTAAATAATAAGTCTGTTCAGATGGCACTCTCTACGGGCAGAAAAGGCGCTTCTTTATGAGGTGTCTTTTCTTTTATGAAAAATTATTAATCTAAATAATAATGCCATCTGAATAGAATAGTAAAGGTAATCATTATGTCAGATAGGAATTACATGGGAAATCCTCTTCTCAAGAGGGCAAATATTCCCAGTGAATTTACACAAGAGCAATTAGTAGAATTAGCAAAATGCGCTTCTGATCCTGTTTATTTTGCTAAGAATTATATTAAAATCGTTAACATTGATGATGGTCTTGTACCATTCGATATGTGGCCTTTTCAAGAAAAGATGCTTACGACTTTTCATGAGAATAGATTTAGTATTTGTAAACTTCCCCGTCAGCCTCTAGAGGATAACACTCCAATCCCGACTTCTGGCGGTTATACAAAAATTAAGGATTTAAAAATTGGAGATTGTGTTTATGATTTGTACGGGAAGAAAACAAAAGTCATAAACAAAGTAAGTTATAAAAATACTGAAAAATGTTATAAGCTTTCATTTAAAGGAAAAACATTTGAAGAAGAAATCGTTTGTGATAAGGACCACTTCTGGAGAGTATATTTTGACGACACTTCTTCAGTACTAACAGCAGAGCAAATTTATGATTTAAAAAAAGAAGTTTTCTTAAAAAGACAATCGTTTAATACATTAGTTGATAATTGGGGCGAAGTAATAAAATTAGTATCAATAGAAGAAGTCGAGCCCGTAAATGTTTCGTGTGTTGAAGTAGAAAATAAGGACCATTCTTTTTTATGTGGTAAGAATTTTATACCCACAATGAATTGTGGTAAAGCATTAGCATTAGATACTAAAATTCCAACACCAACTGGTTGGACCACAATGGGAGAACTAAAAGTTGGTGATGAGGTCTTGTCTCCTAGCGGAGATTCAGTCAAAGTATTAACCAAGACTGATCCAATGTATGATCATAAGTGTTATAAAATATATTTTGATAATGGAGAAGAAATCGTTGCTGATGCCGATCATTTATGGGAAGTATGCAAAAATAAGTATAATAGTAAAAAAGAGATATTAACAACAGAACGGTTAGTAGAAAAATATAAAAATAAGACTAGCAAAAGCATTGTAAATTTGTATTACATAAATGTATCAAACTCTATAAATTGTTTTACAAAAAAAGAACTTCCTATTGATCCATATTTACTTGGGGTTTGGTTGGGGGATGGTTTTTCTTCCGACAGTAGGATAATTGCACATAAAGACGATTTTGAATTCTATAAAACAAAAATTGATAATATTGGACATATAGCAGAATCCAATAATTGTTATAGATTTAATATTCTTGATCTACATTCAAAACTAAGAAAATTAAATTTAATAAAAAATAAACATATCCCCCAAGATTATCTGAGGTCTTCTCACGAAGACCGATTAGAACTTCTTCGGGGTCTTATGGATACAGATGGATCATTAAGACCAAATAGTAGATCATTTGAATTTTACCAAAAAAATTATGATTTAATATTACAAGTAATTGAATTATTGGCAAGTTTAGGAATAAAATCAAGAACTCGGATTAAAAAAATAAAGGACTGCTTGTATTATACAGTATCATTTAATACTGATGAAATCGTTTTTAATTTACCGAGGAAAAAAAATTTAATAAAAAAAATTGATAAACCTCTTTATAGAAATAAAAGAATCTACATTCAAAAAATAGAGGAAGTAGAAAGTGTTCCGGTTGCATGTATTTCTGTAGATAGTGAGGACAAATTATTTTTATGTGGTAATTCCTTTATTCCTACTCATAATTCCACAACTGCAGTATCATTCCTTCTACACTATGCAATTTTTAATGAAAACATCTCAATTGCTATCCTAGCAAACAAAGCATCAACCGCAAAAGATTTACTAGGAAGACTCCAAGTATCTTTTGAAAACCTTCCCAACTGGATGCAACAAGGTATTAAATCATGGAATAAAACCTCATTAGAACTTGAAAACGGTTCAAAAATTATAACTGCTTCTACTTCCGCATCTTCTGTTCGGGGTGGTTCTTATAATATTATCTTTTTGGACGAATTTGCGTTCGTGCCAAATAATGTGGCATTGAATTTCATGAATTCGGTTTATCCGACTATTTCTTCTGGTAAAGACTCAAAAGTTATAGTTGTTTCTTGTGTAACTAAAGATACTTATTTATTAACGGATAAAGGATACAGAAGATTAGAAAGATTAATAGATGAGTCTAAAAAGGGAGCATATTATACAGACAATTATATTGTGAGAGGAAAAAATCGATTCTACTCTGGTAATATTGTAGTAAATAATAAAAAATCACCTACAAATATAATAAAAACAAGATATGAAGAGCTAGAGTGTTCTGAAGACCATAAATTATGGGCATTCAAAGAAGGAAAATATCAATACGTTAGAAGTAATGATCTATCTGTTGGAGATTTTATTGCAGTAAAATATAATCAACAAATATTTGGTAATGATGATTATATTGGGTATACTCCAAAAAAAGGTAAATGCACGAACTGTTTTTCCTGTGATTATGTCAATGAAGACATTGCATATTTTGTAGGATTATACGTTGCGGAAGGATATGCAAGAGAGGTCATTAGCAAGCGCACAGAGTCTCTTACGGGGGGTCAAATTGTAATAAGTTGTGGCGATGATATTACAGAATCTTTGAACAAATTAGGAGTATCATATCAAGAAACAGACGAGGTTCATTATACAATAAACTCAAAACATCTTGTTGAATTTTTAAAACTACTCGGATTCAATATCAAAAATAAAGCAACTCAAAAAGTACTACCAGATAAGGTATTATCATGGTCTAAGAAAAATATTACTGCCCTATTAAGAGGCATGTTTGATGGTGATGGCGGAGTGTCTAAAAAAGGTAGAGTAGCATACACTTCTACATCGAGGGAACTAATTAGGCAAGTACAGCTTTTATTAGCAAATTTGGGTATTATTGGTACTGTTCGTAAAACTGTATCGGCACCAACTAAAATTGTAAAAGTATATTCTACGCATTATACTATCGAAATAGAAGGAAGTCACTCAGTTAAATATTTTGAAGAGATTGGATTTGGTCTTAAAAGAAAACAGGATCGCATATGTCATTTAAGAATTCCTAAAAGAATAGGTTCAAATGCCGATTTTGTTCCAAATTCTGCGGTTATTATAAACGAAAATAAAAACAAAGAAATTCGTAAATTAGGTCTTTGTATTGGTCGAGGAAAGAAATTTAAAAATTTCTCTAGGGGGTTTTTAATCTCTCATAAAGAGAAAATATACGAGCATTCCAATGAAATTTTAAAAGAATTCTTTGATGATAATGTCCAAGAGGACATGTATTGGTTAGAAATTAAAAGTATAGAAAAATCAGAAAATGAGGTTTTTGATGTTTCACTGCCAGATATTAAAGAAGATAAGTGGGCTCACTCGGTTCTTTATAATAACTTTTTAGGACATCAAACTCCTAATGGACTTAATCATTTCTATAAAATGTGGGATGAGGCCATAAAGAAAGAAAATGATTATATCCCATTAGAAATTAATTGGAATGATGTTCCTGGAAGAGACGATGAATGGAAGAGAAAAACTATTGCAAACTTGGGATCCCAGAAGGCCTTCGACCAGGAGTTTAATTGCTCTTTCCTCGGATCATCAGACACCCTAATCTCCGGAGCAAAACTCCAAACACTAGTACATAATAAACCAATAAAATCCAAAAAGTTCCTTGACACTTATGAAGAGCCGATAGAAGAACATCAATACATGATAACGGTTGACGTTGCAAGAGGCGTCGATCTTGACTATTCGGCATTTACTGTTATTGACATAACCAAAATGCCTTATAAAATGGTAGCAAAATACAGGGACAACACAATCAAACCGATTATGTTCCCATACATCGTTAAGGACGTTGGGCTCCATTATAATAAGGCGTTTGTTTTATGTGAAACAAATGACGTTGGAGATCAGGTTGCCAATGCCCTCCATTATGACCTTCAATACCCCAACCTACTTACCTGTTTTATTAAAGGAAGACAGGGGCAAGTTTTAGGTCAGGGGTTTGGTGGAAACCGGGTCGAGTATGGCGTTAAAATGTCTAAAAACGTCAAAAAATTAGGCTCGATTAACCTAAAGATGTTAATCGAAGAAGATAAACTATTAATCAATGATTACGATACGATTAATGAATTATCGACATTTATTCAAAAATCCAATTCGTTTATGGCCGAGGAAGGCAAAAATGATGACTTGGTTGCCTGTTTAATTCTATTTGCCTGGGCCTCGACAAACGAATATTTCAAAGAAATCACCGATGATGATATTAGAAAAAGACTATTTCAAGAGAAACAGGCCAATGAAGAAAACGATATGCTCCCAATTGGGTTTTTAGAAGACGGTCTGCAACAAGAAACTTTTGTAGAAGACGATAAAATTTGGAGTGTTGTTTCTAATGAGGAACTAGCCGCCCTTTGGAATTTTTATTGAGCATTATTTAATTCTTATTCTCTTCGATGGATCTATTCCTCTATTTCTCTGATAAACAGTCAACGGTCCAGGTTTAGATTGAAATCCAGTTTCAGTACATTCCCAAATCTGAGCAGAAGTTACTTTTCCTCCAACTTTTCCACCTTTTGATGCATTAATTTTTATTTGTTCTTCAGAAATGCCACCAAAAAAACCTATTCCTAGTTCTCTTTGAATTGCTATAGCTTTTTTTCCATTTTCAGAATGCTTCTCCTTTGAAATTCCATAAAACCCTGTTTTATTTAATTTATTAGTATTGTGTGAATTTTCAAGGGCTCTTTTTCTTTGCTCTTCAGTTAAATTAAAAATCCCTGTCTCCTGTTCTCTATTTTTTTCGGCTCCTTTTTTTGAATTTTCTTTTCTTTTTTCCTCACTTAAACCATGAACTCCTTTTTTTAATTCGTAGCATTTTTTACCCGCATTTATAGATATTTGTATGTCCACCACACCATTACAACATCTATTCAGGCAATATGGATCTTTGTTAAATACTTCACTTATTAATTCCTTTTCTTTTCTATATGCATCTTTTCTTGTTGTAAAAGTGTATAAGATTTCTTTTTGGGGAGTATATTTTTTCCAATAATCTTTGTTAGTTTTTGGCGACCCCATATAATACTCATCAAATTTTTTTTCTTCATGCATCCCATAATAGTAATGGGGAACCTCTAAAAAGGTTATTTTATAGACATAAATTCGTGGTTCAGACATAACAAATAAAACGGTGTGTTTTATTTAGTGGTGAATCAATTTTTTTTCTAAATAATTAATAGCAAATATATTAAAGGGAGTACACATGGCTACACCTCAATTATCTCCTGGGGTTCTAATTAGGGAAGTTGATCTTACAGTTGGGAGAGTCGAAAACGTAATCGATAATATTGGCGCGATTGCTGGTCCTTTCCCAATTGGACCTGTCGAAGAAGCCGTAGATATTACAACCGAGCAAGATCTAATCAACGTTTTCGGCAAGCCCCAGTCCACAGATTCCCAGTATGAGTATTGGATGAGTGCTTCCTCATTCCTCACTTATGGCGGCGTTCTAAAAGTCGTAAGAACCAGTGGTTCAAATCTTCTAAACGCTACTGCAGTACGAAATGCTGCTGGTGTTTCAACTGCTGGTATCGGTGTTACCATCAAAAACTTTGACGATTATGAGCTAAACCACGATAGCGACACCAAGGACTACATATTCGCGGCAAAAAATCCAGGGACCTGGGCAAATAATCTAAAGGTTGCTATTATTGACGACAAGGCCGACCAAATTCTAGGTGTTACAACTTCTGTTGTAGCATCTGCTGTGGTTGGTCAGGGTGTCACTGCATCAATCGTAAACCAGACTATCCCCGGAATTGGTGTTACTTCCGTTTTCAATGGCTATCTAAAAGGTATCATCACTGGTCTTGGCACATCAACCCTTGATGTAAAGATTGTTTCTCTTGTTGCTGCCGGAACCACTGCAGATATCCCTGTAAATTATCAGCAACGTAATCAGGGTGGTTCTTTCCTTGTTGGAAACACTGTAACGGTAACTAATTCTTCTGGTGCGGCTGTTACTTCTCATACTCTTACCGAAGTAAGTGATTGGTACGATAATCAGTTTATCGAACTAACCAATTCACGAATTCTCTGGAGTTCAATTGCCCCAAAACCAGTTTCTACTCAATATGCCCTTGATCGTAATGCAAAAAATGATGCGATCCACGTTGCTATTGTTGATGACACAGGTAGCCTAACAGGGATTGCTGGTAATCTTCTTGAGAAGCACCTGTTCCTTTCAAAGGCCGAAGACTCTATTTCTGCAGTTAATCCGGCTCAGAGAAACTGGTGGAAAACCTATATCGCCCAATTCTT